GCATCACCGACCTTGAAAAGCGGAACGCTGAGCTGGAAGCGGCGCTGCAAGGAATCTTTGAGGAAGCAAACGGCGATTTCCCAGATATCGGAGATATTAAGTTTACGGCCAGCGCCGCACTAGGGGAAAAGAACTAATGGAAGTAACTCTCCTCGACCACATGGGGTCAGACCTGTCCGTGGTAAACGCTGCTCGCGTTAGCTTCTCGAAAGAGAGCGAGTGGCAAATCAGAGATTGCCCCACGTTCGCTACAATTGAAGAAGTTCTCTCCGAGAAAGACGCCAAGCTCATCCGATACCTCGCTAAGCACAACCATTGGACACCCTTTGGTCACTGCTTTGCATCGTTCCGCATCAAGGCTCCGATCTTCGTGGCGAGGCAGCTTGGGAAGCACCAAGTCGGCCTCGTGTGGAACGAGGTGTCACGGCGGTACGTCGATGATGAACCTGAGTTCTACACCCCTGAAACATGGCGCAAACGTGCTGACAATGTGAAGCAGGGCAGTAGCGATGAAGCGTCTACATGGGATGGCTTTGGTTTTGACTGGAAAGACGACGAGATAAGCATTCAGGAATACTACAAGACGGCTCTATCAATCTACGAGAGCATGATTCATACGTATGATGTCTGCCCTGAGCAAGCCCGTATGGTCCTCCCTCAGTCCATGATGACCGAATGGGTCTGGTCCGGTTCACTCGCAGCGTTTGCTCGCGTGTGTAAGCTCAGGCTTGATCCGCATACCCAAAAAGAAACCCGCCTTGTCGCAGAGCAAATCGATGCAGCGATGGGGTCTCTATTCCCTGTATCTTGGAAGGCTCTGAATGAAGCTACTGATTGACGCTGACATCCTTCTCTACAGGGCAGCAGCGTCTGTTGAAAATGAAGTAGAGTTTGAAGACGACATCTGGGTTCTCTGGACTGACGAAAACGAGGCTATAGAGGCGTTCTCTCTCAGCGTTGCATCGCTGCTTGAACGAGCCGACACATATGGCTACCTCCTCTGTTTTTCTGATTCCAAGAACTTCCGTAAAGACATTCTGCCTTCATACAAAGGCCAGCGCACACAGCGCAAGCCGATGGGCTTCAAGTCAATCCGTGAACGTCTCCTGAAGGAATACGCTCATGTCGTTGTCTCAAAGCCGACACTTGAAGCTGACGATTGTATCGGCATCCTCGCGACTAAGTTTCCCGACGATTACGCAATCTGGTCTGCTGATAAAGACCTTAAGCAAATCCCCGGCAAGCATCTTACCGAAGATGGATTTGTTGACGTATCTCCTGAAGACGCTGACCTGTTCTTTTACACTCAGGTTCTCACAGGCGACACGGCAGATAACTACAAAGGCTGTCCCGGCGTTGGCCCCGTGAAGGCTGAAGCTCTCCTGCGTGGCAAGAAGCATCCTCAACAGAATCCAGAAGACATCAGCATGTGGGCGCGTGTCCGCACCGCTTATGAAGCTGCTGGTCTGACTGAAGAGGACGCACTCGTGCAAGCGCGTGTGGCTCGCATCCTGCGCCACGAAGATTGGGACGAGAAGAAGCAAGAGGTGAAACTTTGGGTTCCCACACATACTGCGTGAAGAGACCCGGCGAATGCGATGGCACTTGTGACATCTGCCCCGCCTATGATTCAAAACAATTGGAGTTCCCTTTTATGAAGGAAGGCCAGACGCTGCGTGACATGCTCGCCAACGCGATCCTGACTGAAGCTTCAGATGACAAGGTTCGCAAGCCATCGCACTACACCAAGTGGAAGATCGAACCCATCACCTACATCATGCGTAACGGCATGGAGTTTTGGCGAGGCAATATCATTAAGTATGCCTCCCGTGCTGGCGCAAAAGCGTATGACGGAATGACGCTGATCGAAAGCGAAATCACCGATCTCGAAAAGGTACGGCGCTACGCAGAGATGCGTATCAACCAGCTTCGTGGGGAGACCGAACTTTGATCACTCTTGAAAAAGACGGTCCCATCAATGTCGTGACGATCATGGATGATACGGGCCACGACGAAGAACTTATCTTCACATGGGAAGAAGGTGGAGACCTCTTCTACATGCGACAGAAAAACTATGAAGGGGATGATCCTGTTATCGGTCTGACCAAATTACAGACTTCGATCCTAAAGGATATTCTCAACCAGATCATCGTGGAGCATTGATGTACACGTTCGACCAATACCAGAAGTTTGCTCGCTCTACTGCGATCTACCCGCCAGATGCTGGCACGATCTACCCTGCGCTTGGTCTTGCCAGCGAAGCTGGTGAGGTCGCCAGCAAGGTGAAGAAGTGGATCAGAGACGGCGGCTCGTTTCCCGTCGAGGATGTGAAGAAGGAACTTGGTGATGTGCTTTGGTACATCGCAGTCCTCGCCGCTGAATACAAAATCAATCTGTCTGAGGTTGCTCAGGCCAACGTAGAAAAACTGCTCGACCGTGCTGAACGTGGAGTTCTCACCGGATCAGGCGACAACCGCTAACAATCAAGAGGCGTTATGACTTTCCGTTCTAACCAGAACCCGATGTTCCGTAGCTCTTTTTCGGAGACGATCTTCAAACAGAAGTATGCCCATGAAGGCTGCGAGACTTGGAATGACCTTTGCCGTGTTCTGGTGGAGGATGTGTGCGGCGATCTTATGTCGAAGACCGACAAGGATCAGCTTACGAATTACATGCAGGACATGAAGTTCATTCCGGGCGGTCGCTATATTTACTACGCTGGCCGTGACGCTAAGTTCTTCAACAACTGTTATCTGCTCAAGGCCGAAGAGGACTCTCGCGAGGATTGGGCAAACCTTTCTTGGAAGTCTGAGTCATGCCTTATGACTGGTGGCGGGATTGGTATCGACTACTCTGTCTATCGGGCGAGTGGTGCGAAGCTTGGGAGAACGGGCGGCACAGCGTCAGGCCCGATCCCAAAAATGAATATGATCAACGAAATCGGGCGGCGTGTGATGCAGGGCGGCTCTCGTCGCTCTGCGATCTATGCCTCGCTCAACTGGAAGCACGGCGACATCCACGAGTTCATTAAGTCTAAGGACTGGCACAACATGCCTGTCGGTCAGACTGGTCAGTCTCTGTGGGACATCAAGCAGACGGATTTCAATTTCCCTGCGCCGCTCGACATGACGAACATTTCTGTCAACTACGACACCGACTGGCTCCTGAAATACTGGGAGACGGGTGACGTTGGTGAGACGTTTATGATGAACGTGCGTCAGGCGCTGTCTACAGCGGAGCCGGGTTTCTCGTTCAACTTCTTCGATAAGGAAAAGGAAACTCTCCGCAATGCGTGTACCGAAGTCACCTCTGAAGACGATAGTGATGTCTGTAATCTTGGCTCTCTCAATCTGGGCCGGATCGACAGCATTGACGAGTTCCGAACCGTTGTTGAGCTTGGAACTAAGTTCCTGCTCTGCGGAACACTAAAGGCACAACTGCCCTACGATAAGGTCTACGAGACCCGTGAAAAGAACCGCCGCCTTGGCCTCGGTCTGATGGGTATGCACGAGTGGCTGATCAAGCGAGGTTCACAGTATGAGGTTACACCCGAACTCCACCGTTGGTTGGCTGTCTACAAGGGCGAGTCAGATCGCGTTGCTGCTAGCTTCTCTGATTATCTTAGCGTCAATACTCCTGTCGCTAAACGAGCCATCGCCCCGACCGGAACAATCGGCATCCTTGCAGGAACCACGACAGGCGTTGAGCCTCTCTTCGCAGTCGCCTACAAGCGGCGCTACCTCAAGGGAACAAAGTGGCACTACCAATACGTTGTTGACTCTGCTGCTATGGAACTCATTGACCTCTACGGGGTCAACCCAGACAGTATCGAGTCAGCCCTCGACCTCTCCAACGATTTCGAGCGGCGCATCAAGTTCCAAGCCGATGTTCAGGACTACGTTGACCAGTCAATCTCCTCGACCATCAACCTCCCTGCTTGGGGTTCCAAGACTAATAATGAAGAGACGGTGAAGCCGTTCGCGGAGACGCTGGCAAAGTATGCACATCGTCTGCGTGGTTTCACTTGTTACCCCGATGGCGCTCGTGGTGGTCAGCCTTTGACGGCTGTTCCTTACACGGATGCAAAGGCTGCACTTGGCGAAGAGTTTGAAGAGAGCGTGCAAACGCACGACATCTGCGACATCACAGGTAAGGGCGGCTCTTGCGGAGTCTAAATGGAAAGATTGCCAAACATTACGGATGAGCTTCTCGACTACCTGTCGAGGCTTTATCCCGACAAATGCCCTGAACCGTTACAGACGGAACGCGACATTTGGATGAACCGTGGTGCAGCGGGGGTGGTTCGCCACCTCCGTATGCTCCATCAAGATCAACATGAGAATATGTTAGGAGACCTAGAGGATGTGCTTCGGAAGCGCCCCTGAACCCGCTCCCCCGCCGCCGCCCCCGCCCACACCGCCTCCGGTGCTGGACCAGAGCGCCCCGGCTACCTCTGCGCCGAAACAAAGCGAACAGCTTGATCGTCGTGCGGTGGGGACAAAGAAATATCGTACCGCATCGCTTGGCATTGCCGACAGCACCAGCACGACTGGTTCTGGCGGTTCTGGCCTTGGCATCACCATGTGAGATTTGAATGACTGAGACCAATCTAACGTGCGAGGCACGTTACGAGCGTCTCGCGTCAGATCGCCTTACGTTTCTGGATCGCGCTCGCCGTTGTAGCGAGTTGACGATCCCGACACTTGTGCCGCCAGCGGCGCACTCGAAATCCACGATTTATTATACTCCGTGGCAAGGCATTGGCGCGAGGGGTGTTAACAACCTCGCAAGCAAGCTTTTGCTCTCGTTGCTGCCGCCTAATAGTCCGTTCTTCCGTCTTGTCATTGATGACTTTGCACAGGATGAACTTGCTGGTCGTCCCGGCGCTAAGGCTATGGTGGACGAGGGTCTATCAAAAATTGAGCGAGCCGTTCAGGCTGAGATTGAAGGCACGGGCCTTCGTTCACCTGTGTTCCTCGCGCTTAAACATCTTATTGTGTCAGGCAATGTCCTGCTCTATCTCCCCAAAGAAGGCGTTCGCATCTGGAAGCTCGACTCTTATGTCGTAAAGCGCGATGTGATGGGGAATGTCCTCGACGTTATTGCGAAGGACGAAGTAAGCCCTTACTCCCTCTCAAAGACTGAATCCGAACTTCTCGACGATACCGATGACGGTGACGAATCGATGGAATCAGATACCGAAGAACTTGAACGCACAGTAAAGGTCTTCACTCGTTGGTATCGATGCGACGACGAGAACGAGCGTGTTCATTGGAAGATGTATCAGGAGATCAACGGGAAGATCGTTCCCGGCTCCGAAGGTCGCTTCCCTGTTGACCGTCCTCCGTTCATGGCTCTCCGTTGGGGAACCATCGATGGTGAGGATTACGGTCGCTCGTATGTTGAGGAGTATCTGGGCGATCTGATCTCTCTTGAAGGTCTCTCGAAAGCTATTGTTGAAGCGTCCTCTGTCGCTGCCAAGGTTGTGTATCTTCTCAACCCGAATGGCGTAACGCGACTAAAAGACCTGACCAAAGCTGAAAGTGGCGATGTGATCACGGGTAAGGCCGATGACGTACACTCGCTCCAGACAGACAAGCAAGCTGACATGCGTATCGCATACGAGGCTGCCAAGACGATCACCGAACGTCTGTCGTTTGCATTCCTGATGAACTCTTCCGTGCAGCGTAACGCAGAGCGCGTGACTGCTGAAGAAGTTCGATTCATGGCTTCCGAACTGGAAGATGCCCTTGGCGGCGTGTATTCGATCTTGTCTCAGGAGTTTCAGCTTCCGCTCGTCAACCGTCTCATGGACCGTATGACGAAGGCGAAGCGTCTCCCGCCGCTGCCCAAGGGCGTGGTGAAACCCGCCATCGTGACGGGTCTTGAAGCACTCGGTCGAGGCCATGACCTCAACAAGTACACGATGTTCATGCGTGCGCTTCAGCCTCTGGGTCCAGAGGTTCTGGCGCAGTACATGAACCCCGGCGACTATATCAGCCGTGTTGCAACCTCCCTGTCCATCGATCCTGCTGGTCTTGTTAAATCGCAGGAAGAGATCGCACAGCAGCAGCAACAGGCGCAGCAGCAGCAGATGATGTCTCAGATGATGGATGTAGGCGGCAAGGCCGCTCCTGCCATTGCAAAGGGCATTGCTGACCATTCGCTACAGGCCAATGAAATGGCCGCAAAGCAGCCGCAGTAACGGCGCAAAGGATAATTGATTTATGGGTGATACGCTTACGGTGTCGATGGACACCTCAAAGGATGTTGCACAACCTACGCTGGAAGAAGAGGCCGCTAAGTACGACAACCCTCCTCCTGCTGACGACCGTCCAGAGTGGCTACCCGAAAAGTTCAAATCTCCTGAAGACCTCGCGAAAGCGTATGGTGAACTGGAGAAGAAGTTTAGCACTCGCACGAAGGAACTCCCTGTTGAAGAAACTCCCACGGATGAAAATGCCGAAGAAGAGAACGACAACACGGACGAACCGGAGACCGTTGAAGACGAAGCTCGTAAAACGGTCGAAGATGCGGGTCTGGATTTTGATGAGCTTAGTACGAAGTATTGGGAAAACGGCGAACTCGATCAGGCTTCCTACGAGAAGCTTGAGAAAGCTGGTATCCCGAAGGCAATCGTTGACCAGTACATCGCTGGTCAGGAAGCTCTTCTCACCGCAACACGCAACTCTGTTTATGAGTCTGTAGGCGGTGAAACCCGTTATGCCGAAATGACCCAATGGGCTGCTGACAATCTCAGCAAGGATGAGGTCATTGCGTATAACAGGGCTGTCAACAGCGGCGACATGGCTTCTGCCATGATGGCCGTCAAAGGCTTGAAGGCACGGTATGATGCCGATGCTGGATTTGAGCCTTCGCGTGAGGTCCGTGGTGAAACTGCGAAGACGGGTGCAAGCACCTATCGCTCCATTGCGGAACTCGAAAAGGATATGGGCGACAAGCGATACTGGAATGATCCAGCATTTCGCAAGGACGTTGAGCGCAAGCTCGCACGCTCAAATATCTTTTAATTAGGATTGCATCATGGCTCGTGATTACGCGAAAGAATACGCTGCATCACGAACGCCAGAGCGCCGCCGCGCAAATATCATGCGAAAACGCGCAAGGCGTTTGATGATCAAGAAATACGGAGAAGCGGCCCTGAAGGGGAAAGAAGTTGATCATGTCAACATGCACCCCACGGACAACCGCCCCTCCAATCTTTCTATCAAGTCTCGGCACGCAAACAGAATAAAGCAGCCGAAACGCACTTAAGAACTACTGCATACCTTCTGGCCCTCGCACGACTCCTGACGGGAGAACTGCCACGGACAACCTGACTGGTGAGTGAAGTTCAAACAAACCCCCTCTCATCATTTCACATCTGCAATTGTCGCAGATGCAGAAGGACTTTTTTATTATGGCTAATGCTACTCCCTCCCGTATCGGTCAGGCCCTTGGTACTGGCGATACTCGCGCACTTTTCCTCAAGGTTTTCTCCGGTGAAGTTCTCACGACCTTCAACGCTCAGACGATTATGAAGGACAAGGTTCGCACCCGTAACATCTCGTCGGGCAAGTCGGCGCAGTTCCCGGCTATCGGCAAGACGAAGGCTGAATACCACACCGCTGGTGCGGAACTGACTGGCAACGTGATCCAGCAGGATGAGAAGGTCATCACCATCGATGATCTGCTCGTCGCGCACACGTTCATCACTCGCATTGACGAAGCGATCTCGCACTTCGACGTTCGCTCTGAGTATTCGGTGCAGATGGGTCAGGCTCTTGCTCAGACCTACGACCGCAACCTCCTGTCGATGGCTGTGAAGGCCGCTCGCGATCCGTCTGGCCTTGGTGCTGGTGCGGTTGATCAGGGCAACGCTGTCTCCGTTGGTATCGGTGTTTCTCCGACTGTTCAGCAGATCGTTGACGCTGCCTACGGCGCTGCTCAGGCGTTCGATGAAAAGAACATTCCTGAAGACCAGCGTTATCTGATCGTGTCCCCGGCGACCTATTACAAGCTGGTGAACAGCGACAAGCTGCTCAACCTCTTCTACAATCCGGGCAACAACGGCTCGTACAGCGATGGCACGGTGAAGACCGTTGCTGGCTTCACGATTGTGAAGTCCAACAACCTCGCCATCAACCACACGCTGGCGGCTAATACGTCGAAGTATCCCGACTACTCGTCCAAGTACGGTGTCGATGCTTCGGCTACGGTTGGTCTCTTCATGCACCCTGTTGCTATGGGTACGGTGAAGCTGCTCGACCTCGCTTCGGAGATGGAATACGACATTCGTCGTCAGGGTACGCTCATGGTGTCGAAGATGGCTGTCGGCCACGGCATCCTGCGCCCTGAAGCTCTCTACGAGATCAAGGCTACGGCCTGATCTTTCTCCCGCTAGTTTCATCTAGTGGACAGGGGAGGCTCTCCAGTTTTGCTGGGGGGTCTCCCTTTTTTTGTTTTTATATTCGGAGGTATTGATGTCTTTTCCTATTTCTCCGATGACCAAGCTTGATGCCGTAAACATTTGCTTGTCATCGATGGGTGAGCCTACGGTCAACACCCTTGATGGTGCGGCGGTCGATGCTCAGATGGCATCAGACCTCGTGGATGAAACTTCCCGTTCCGTCCAGTCGATGGGCTGGCATTGGAACCGCGAGAAGCACGAACTCGCGCCTGATAACTCATCGCAGATTTCTCTCCCTGCCAACACGCTTCGCGTTGATGCTGTAGAAAGCAGCCGTGACGTTGATGTTGTGCAGCGTGGTCTCAAGCTGTTTGATGTTGAAAACTCGACCTACTTCTTTGATGATAGCGTTCTAGTCGAGCTTTATGTCCAGCTTCCTTTTGAAGACCTTCCTTTCGCAGCCAAGCAATTTATTACCATGCGAGCAGCGCGTCTGCTTCAGCAGCGTCTCCTTGGCTCCGAAACCCTCTACAAGTTTCATGCTCAGGACGAGCAGCGTGCATGGACGATCCTCATGCAAGAAGAGACTGAAGTCGCTGACGGCAACATGCTGTACGACTCATGGTCAACTTCCAAGATCGTCACCCGTGGCTACTTCTCGCGTGGGAGCTTCGGCTAATGCCTCTTGTCTCAAGCACTATCCCCAATCTAGTTGGCGGTATCTCGCAGCAGCCCGCAGCCCTCCGTCTCACCACGGCCTGTCAGGACATGCTCAACACATGGCCGTCAGTTGTTAACGGCTTGCAGAAGCGTCCTCCTACTCGTCACGTTGCCAATGTTGGCACGGCGCTGGCTGGTGGTGCTTGTGGCTACATGATTGAGCGCAACGAGAACTACCGCTACCTCGTTCTCATGCAGAACGGCGACCTCAAGGTTCTCAACCTGAATGACGGTCAGTTCCAAACAGTAAACTTTCCGAACGGTAAGGCTTACCTCAACGCATCCTCTCCTGTTGATGCATTCCGTTTTGTCACGTTTGGTGATTACACGTTCATCTCTAACAACACCGTCACAGTCGAGACAGACGCTGTTTCAGAAACGACACTTGGCGCTACACAGACACGCCTCGACCCGACGAATATGGCGACGATCTACGTCACCAACGCCATCGCCAATACCTACTACACGGTGTACATCAATGATGTTCTCAAGGCGAGCTTCCTGACAAACAAGGGAACCAGCGCAAGTGACGCTGTTCAGGACACAGGCGTTATCGCTGACAATCTCAAAACACAGCTTGACGCTAACGGCATCTACACGATCAAAACCGGATCGACGCTGACGATCACCAATTTTCCTGCAAACGGCACGATCCGCACGCAGGGCGGCACGGGTGACAAATCGCTTCGCGCTTTCATTCGAGACGTTCAGTCGTTCAGCGATCTCCCTCCTACCTCTCCTGAAGGCCGCATCGTTCGCGTTGCTGGCGATCTGGAGACTGACGGAGACGACTACTACGTTGTTCATCAGAAGGGCATTTGGCGCGAGACGCTGGACTGGCAGCAGGGCGAAGGCTTCGACGCATCGACCATGCCGCATGTTCTCGTTCGCGAGTCCAACGGCACATGGACGTTCAAGCGTCACACATGGATGGACCGTCAGGTTGGCGACACGGAAAGCTCACGCAATCCATCGTTCGTCGGAACTACGATCAACGACATCTTTGTGTACACGAACCGCCTTGGCTTTCTGGCTGATGAAAACATCATCCTGTCCGAAGCTGACAATTACGAAAACTTCTACCGCACAACCACGGCGCAGCTTCTTGACAGCGATCTGATCGATCTTGCGGTTCTGCACTCAAACGTGGACGTTCTGCATCACGCAGTTGCGTACAACCGTGACCTTCTGTTGATGTCTGACCGTAATCAGTTCCGTTTCTCTTACGCGAATTATCTTGGGCAGAAATCTGCTCAGATTATGTTCAGTACATCGTTCAACGTCTCGACTCGTGTGCATCCGGTTAACGTGGGCAATTCAATCTACTTCGTAGACGACCGCTCAGATTACCAGTTCACGAAAATGTACGAGTTCTTTCCGAAGGACAACGCTACGCAGGATGATGCTGACGAAGTGTCCTCTCCTATACCAGAGTTCATCAAGAACAACATTGTCTTCATGTCCGCTTCAAACCGTGCAAAAGCGATTGCTTTGTACTCGTCGGAAGCGCCAGACTCGATCTACATGTACAAGTTCTTCTGGGCTGGCGAACGCAAGGCGCAGAGCGCGTGGACGAAATGGACCTTTCCAGATGTTACCAAAATCTATTGGGCTGGCTTCTCAGGTACGTTCCTCTACTTCCTGATCGAACGACCGACAGGCGTTACGCTTGAGCGTATGCGTCTTGACGAAGACGTTTTCGACACCGACCTCAACTACGAGTTGCTGTTGGATCGTCGTTATACGCTTCCTGCGTCGAGCCTCGTATACAGCGCAGCCAACAACTGGACTACGATCACGTTGCCCTACAACGTATCAACAACTCCAGAGGTTGTGTCGTCCGATGCGTCAAACGGAATTGTTGGAATCCGTCAACAGGTGACGAAGGTGTCAGCTAACACGCTCAGAGTGTTTGGCGACATCACCGGATACACCAACACGGTTGGGCTGTCCTATCAGATGACCTATGAGTTCTCGACCTTCTACGCAAAGCAGCAGAAAGGTCAGGGCGAGGTCGTCATGTTGGATGGTCGTACCCAGATCAGATACCTGACCCTTGAATACCACAACACGGCCTTCTTTTCAGCTTCGGTGATCACACCGGGCAGAGACGTTGCTAACACGGTGTTCGTTGGTTCGATCATTGGTTCCGCACAGGCTGAACTTGGTAAGCAGCCGTTCGCGTCTGGCAAGTTCCGTTTGCCCGTCATGTCGGAAAACCTGAAGGCTCGTGTGGTCCTGTCAAACGACAGTCCCTTCCCGTCAGCGTTTGGCTCCGCTGAGTGGCAAGGCATTATCTCGCCAAAATCCGTACAAAGGATGTAATGACGTTCTATCGTCCCTCCACATGGGATGATGTGTACTTCATCGTAGACAATATGAGGGAAGGAGATCAGGACGAGTGCATGGCTGGTGGCCTCACTCCGATTGACGCTCTTTCCCTCTCCTACGAGAAGAGCATCGTTTCTTACACGCTGCATACGCCTGACGGTGTTCCAGCGGCAATGACTGGTGTTACTGCCAGCCCGATGGGCCGACACTTCGGCTGCATCTGGATGCTAGGTACAGACGACATCAGCAAACACAAGATTTATGCGCTCAGGCGCTGCAAGCCGTTCCTCTCGAACTTGTATGACGAGCTAGAGATGGAATGCTTCTACAACTACACTTATTCACAGAACATGCTTCACCATAATTGGTTGAAGTGGCTCGGATTTACATTTTTGCGAACAGTCGCACTTCCCCCGCAAGGGCAAGATTTTTTCGAGTTTGTTCGACTCAAAGGATAACCAAATATGTGTACTCCGGTGGCAGCAGTTATGGCTGTCTCTTCTATTGCCCAGTACGCTGGTCAAGCACAGGCGACTGATGCGTACAACGCAAATGCGGCTGCTGCCCATCGTGATGCAGGATATGCCGCTTCCATGAAGTATGGCGACCTTGAGCGTAAGTACGCTTACGATTCCAAGGCCGTCAATCAAGAAGGATACAGAGCGGCGCTCAAGCAGCGCGAGGAACAGGCAACGCTTACTGCGTCCGCTGGTTCGTCGGGCATTGCTGGCGGCTCGCTCACCCTCGACAACCTCATTGCTCAGTCCCGCCAGATTGGCGCTGAGAACCAAGCCAAAGTCGCAAACAAGCGCGATGACCTTACTGACAGCTTCGTGTCGCAGACACACTCTGCCGAAGCCGAAGCAAAGCAGCGTATTTCCGCAACGCCGTTCAAGGAAGGTCCAAACCCGTTGGGTCTGGCAATCAACCTTGCTGGCTCTGCCGTCATGGGTGCGGCTGGCGCTCAAGGCTACGATGTCAACAAGATGACGTTCAGTCAGCTTTTCGGAAAGGCATAATGAATGGCACTACAGATTAACGATCCGTATGGCGGCGGTCAGGACGCGATTGGTCTTGGTCAGTCGCGCATTACGCCCCGTGAAAGCTATGGCGTTGACGCTCGTGGTTTGCGTGAAGAATACGCAGACCGGATGAAAAGCGTTAATCAGCTTACCGACTCGCTCGCGAGGTTTCAGGGGGCTGTAGGCGAATATCAGAAAAAGCAGGACGAGAACGACCTTAAGGAAGTTCCAGCTCTTGCTGCGTCAATTGTCAACGAGATTAACGGCAACAGCCCGATCAAAGATCAGGTTACAGCCCTCCTTCCGCAAGCTACGCCTCTTCAGCAAGCCCGTGCCGCCGAAACTATCGGTATCATGCACGGCACGACACAGGCCAACAAGATCATTCAGGAAGTTACAACAGACCCTAATCTGCGTACTCCTGAAGAAGTCTCAGCGGCGCTGAACAAGCGTCTTGCCGCAGAAGCTGAACGTGTCGGCAAGGAACACTTCTACGGTCCTAGCTATCTCGACACGATGAACAAACTGTTCCTCCAGCGTTCGCAGACTATCGCTGCGGAGCGTGTGAAGAACCTTGAGAAAGCGGCTGAAGATGGTTTGGGCATTCGTCTCGACACCCGTGTTGACGATGTGCTGTCAGGCCGACAGCGCGTCGAGGCAAGTGGCGAAATCGAAGATGTTTCCGGCAAGGTTGACACCGCTACCGCACAGCGTTGGGCGCAGTTTGGTCCGATGGACAAGGTGGAAGGGTTCGTCATCCATCACACCGGAGGCCGTGGCAGCGTTGAAGGCGTTGTTCAGACTTTCAAACAGAGAAACTTCCCCGCTCACTTTGTGATCGACCGTGAAGGCAAGGTCTACCAAGTCCTGCCTGACAACATGCGAGGTCAGCATATTGAGCCGGGAGAAAAGTACGCAGCAAAGGGAGGCAAAGCCCCTACGCTGTCGAACCGTAACTCGCTTGGTGTGGAGATTATCGCAAATGACGACAAGGATGTCCTCCCTGTTCAGGTCGATGCTGCTCGCAAGCTCGTTTCTACTATGGCCGCAAAACACGGATTTTCTGCCAACGCCGTATATGGTCACGGCGAAGTAAATCCCGGCCATAAGCAACCCGACGAAGGCATGAGTACAGTTAGCTTGATCAGGACCAAAGGTCTCGACACCGCTGACATCTCAAACTTCCGCACGAGCTTTCAGACTGACATCTACAAGCGTGCCAGAGATATGGGCATTCCTGAGCCGCAAGCAAAACTTGCTGCTGCTCAAGCATCCGTCGAGTCGGCAGAAGGCCGCTCAGAACTGGCATCCAAATCAAACAACATCTTCGGCGTAAAAGCAGGTGCTGATTGGACAGGTGATCGTGTCACCCACAGAACGAAGGAACGCGCTACTGATGGCAGCGTCATTGAGGTCGATGCAGACTTCCGTAAGTATGCTGACCCCAATGAAAGCCTGAAAGACTGGTGGGCCAAACTTCAGAAGAACTATCCGGCTGCTGCCAGCGCATCTACTTTAGATGACGCAATCAACGGTCTCTTCCCCGGCCCCGGTCGCAACTATGCGACAACGCCAAAAGATGAGTATGCCAAGGCGCTCAAGGGCCGTCTTGGTGCGCGTGCATCACTCGACCAACCCAACGTGGTGGTGGCGAGCAACACGACAACCGCAACTGATGCTACGTCTACCGGACGCGCAACAACGGGCAGCACTACGGCCACATCTACAGGCACGACTGTTGAGACTGATCCTACTTCTGCTGTCATCAGGGCAGACGAAGCTGTCGGCTTCAACCGTTCGCCTCGCGCTGTTGCGATCCGTCAAATCTTGGATCAAGAGGACGCTCGCTTCCTTGTCGGTCAGGACGATCCTGAGAAACGCAAAATCTCTAAGGCTCGTCAGATTTCGACTCTGGTTAACGCCGCCGAAAAGTATGGCGACCCCTCGTTGCTTGATGAAAGGCAGGGTGCGATCAACTGGGATGCTCTCTCTAAGGACGAGCGAGACCTGTTGCGTAAATCGCAGGAACAGATCATCGACCGTCAGTTCAAGATGGCAGAGCGTAAGCGTGTTGCAGAAGAGCGTAAAAAAGCTGAAGACCTAATCACTTGGAAAAACGGCATTCTCGACACGTTCCGTAAAACAGGCGAAATCGATTTTGATTCGATCAAAGATGCCAACGGACTGCCTGATCACGAAAAACGTGATTGGGCTATTGCCCTTCAGAAATCCTCTGAAATCCCAGAAACCACTTCTGCTCGCAATCGCGACAATCTGCTCGACAAAATATACAACGCCGGGACGATTGGGAATTACAAGGATTTCGCTGACGACAACAAGATTGCGGAAGCCGTTAACTCAGGCAAGCAGCCTACTGTCGCAATGATGCGTGACTACATTTTGAACCGTGATGACATTTCGCCAACAGATCGAAAGGCCATCCTCGACAAGCTTGAAGCGCATATGAGCGGCTCGGCTGTCCTTCAGCAGAAGGATGTGCAGGAGTACTACACCAAGCGTGTTGCTAGTATGGTGACTAACACCGTTGGTAATGAAATCCTTGGTCCGATTGTGTTGATGAAGCGTCCTGATCTTGAAAATGAGATGCAGGACATTTTTGAACGACACGTTCGCGATTCAGTCAAGGATTCGATCACATCGACAGGCGTTTATCCTATTGGCACAGACCTTCGTAAAATCTTGGACGCAGCGCGTGAGGAAGTCCGTAAGGAAATGAACGGCGTGATGACCTCGATTGGACCGGAAGTGACTAACCGCTCAAGCGGAAACTCTGGTGGAACATCTGGTGGAACGTCTGACGGCAACGGAACTACTCCGTTTCGCAACCCAGCGCGTCCCGCAAACGCCCGATAAATATTGAAAGGGAACTAGTAATTTATGGCTATTCAGAACAACACTAACGGCGATTACGACCTTCCCGAAACTCAGGAGGGCGGCGTAGTTGCTGCTCCTCCTGTTCGCACAGCGCAAGCACAGGTTTCTCCGCCCCAAACTCAGGAGACACCTGTTGCTGCGCCTGTTGAACCTTCTTCCGCTGCGGCTGAAGACGCTGCAACCATTCAGAATGCAGTTGGTGAAGTTACTGTTCATCAGTTCAAGACTAAGCAGAGCGAACTTAAGGACGATCCGTTTTTCGTCCAAGCGTCAAAGATCATGCGAAATGTCGCCGTTCGCGACGACAAGGAGGTCGAGCGTCTCCAGTTGCAGATCAACGATCCGCTCGCTACGCCTCTTGAGAAATCCATTGCTCAAAAAGCTCTCAAGTTGAAAATGTCTCGCGACAATTTCGACGGCAGCGACGAAGCGTATGCCGCTTGGGGTATGGATCGTATTGGCAGCTTTTTGTACAACAGCGTCCGCATGGGCCTCGACGCTGCCTACATCCGCAAAAACTTTTCGCAGGAAGAAAAAGAAGCTTTCCTCTACATGATGGAAGCTTACGAAAAGACCGATACGTCTCTTGAAGGCGTTGGTCGTTTCGCTGCAAATGCAATGATTGACCCGCTCACCTACACAGGCGTTGCGTCTCTCGGTTTCGGCTTCTTGTTCAACAAGGCTGGACAGCAGATCGGCAAGGAAGGCATCAAGGCTATCCTCCGTGAAGGCGTTCGTGTCGGCACGGTTGCCGCCATCGATACCGCCGTTGTGGCTGGTTATCAGGACAACCTGAAGCAGAGCATCGAAATATCTGCTGGATACAAAGAACGCACGGACTGGGGCCAGACGGCCAAGCATTCGGCTATTGCTGGTCTGCTTGGTTTTGGACTTGGTGGCGCACTTGGTTCTGCATCTGCCAAATGGGCGCAGCGTTTGAATGCACAGGCAGAAGCCCGTATGGGTGAGAATGCCGCAACCGAAGGCGGCGCTCCTGCCAAAGTTGCCGACTCGCCAGAGACACTCGCAACGAAGGCAGAAGCTGTCGATGAGCATAACGAGTTTGAAGCCCTGCGTCAGCGTATTGAAGGACTGCGCGAGAAAATCACGACCAACGGTCTTGACGAGAGCGGCAACCTGATTGTCAAGGAAGCGGAAAACGCTTCGGCTCCCGCCGCTGCTGCTCCGGCTCCCGTTGTTTCAGACGTTCTACCTAAAGACCTTGCTGGCGCAAAGCCTCGTTACAACTACGGCCAGAAAGGTTTTGGTCTTGAGTTTGAAAGCGACATCGAACGCGCTCTATTCATCACCTCGCAGAAGAATCCGTCGAAACGCGATGCTGACTACCGTGCTTGGCTGAACACACAAGGGTTCACCGATGCGGAGATCAACACGCTTGGCGGTCAGGTTCGCGATCACATCAAGAGCCTTGCCAAAGACGGCACGGACGAGGTGCTGAAGATTGGTCAGGTTGTCGAGCGCAAAGCTCCTCCTGAGCCGACTGTTGCTCCCAAGGAGCCTACGGCTGCGCCTAAAGAACCTAATGTCGAGCGTGCGACTGAACCGCCTGTCAACCCGAACAGCAAGTATCTTGACGATCTTGTTGCGGCGATCAAGTCTGTCGTTCCCGAACGTCTGACTGACGGCTCTGTAGCTCGCCTGACTGCTGAACAGATTTCAGCCACAATTTCCCGTGTCGGTCGAGTGCTTCAGGCACTCAAGCCGTCCGAAGCGCAGAACCTCGAAGGTATGCTGCGAGGCGTTGGTTTCACCGACGACCAAATGTCTGCTTTGAAAGTTGCTGCTCAACGCGCTTTTGAAGATACCGACAAAATGGGCGAGCAGCTTGCTGCCGCTATCAAGGAAGCAACCACGCCAGAAGCTCGTAAGGCTGCTGAAACTCTGTGGGACCAGTTTGAGAGGTTTCGTTCCCAACTTGGCGATCTTGATACGGCGCTGTCGTCGCGTTCAGGCTCTGACCTTGCATCGCGAGTCGGTGGTAAGTATGTTGGCGCAAACCGTGGCTTGAGCCGTGACGGCATTTTGGAACGTATGGGTATCAACCCAGAATACGCCACGCTGGAGCAGAAGCTCGCAGCGCAGGAAAAGTTTGCTGCCATTCAGCAGCGCATCCAGCAATCGATTGACGCAAACCGTGAGGTCCAGCGTCTTACAGAAGAATACTACGCTGCCATCGAACGTGGCGAGCATGGATTGGCAGACACAATCATCACCAAGCGTACTGAGCTTGAAAAGCGCATCGCCTCCAATTTTGAGGACGCTGCTATGGGCAAGCGCATGTACGGATGGATCAATGACAACATTATTCGTCCGGTCAACGAGGCGGTTATTGGCACGGTATTCGCACCTTCGTCACTAATCCTCAACATCATCCCCGCAATCTATAAGACGCTCCTCACTCCTGCGCTGAACGCGCTCGTGCGTGGCGGCGTTGCAGATCGTGAGATTTGGAAAGCCACAGGCTCGTTCTACGGAACTATGTGGGCCTCGCGAACCGCTGCTCTGGATGGCGCAAAAGCTTCGTTCAGATATGAACGCAGCATGATCTCTGGCGACCCAGCGTCGATCTTGGAACACACGCCAGTCATTGAAGGGTTGAAGGGACGTTTCATCCGAACCTTCCCTCGCGTTCTTTCGGCATCAGACGAGTTTTTCAAACGGCTCAACTATGTTGGTCACACGGTGTTTGAGGCACAGTACAACGCTGCTGTCTCAGGCGCTGAAAAGGGACTGACAGGCGAGGCTCTCGACAAATATGTGGCCGAAGCTGTGCTGAATGCACGCAAGAACATGTACAAGGAAGTTGACCCGCAGGACATCAGCAAACTGATTGCTCAGGACGCTGACCTTCGTGGTTTGCAAGGTGCTGAACGTGAGGCTTACGTTAACGAACGCTTCGCTAAAGACGCTGCCAGCTTCACGCCGATGAAAGATGGGCCGTCAAAGACCTACGCAGAAAACATGGCGTTCACGCGCCCGTTCTCAGGTGACACGACTATCTCTCGCACGGCGCAAGCCCTTGAGAAGATGATCAACGAGCATCCGATCTGGCGCTTGGCTGGTCAGTTGTTCTTCAGAACGCCTGTTCGTATTTACGAGGAAGGTTTCCGTGTAACTCCCGGTCTCAACCTGATCTCTCCTAAATACATGGATGACCTTCGCGGTTTGAACGGCGTTGGCGCACAGGTTCGCGCACAGGGTGAGCATTTGCTTGCCATGTCAATTGGCGCATCGTTCTTCGCAATGTACGGGAACGGAACGATCACAGGTCCGGGTCCGACCGATCCGAAGCTCCGCACGGAGTGGCTCAAAAAGAACACGCCTTACTCCATCACCTTCCCGAACGGGTATGTGTGGGAGTTCAAGAACATGGAGCCGTTGTCTCTTCCCTTCAAAATCTATGTGAACGCTCTGGATCGCATGGCCGAACTAGAGTACCGCAAGAGGCAGGGGGAATACGTCAACAAGGAAATGCAGGAAGTTCAAGCTTGGATTGGTGTTGCGACCGGAACAGCAGCAAGCATCTTCAAAGACGCAAACCTCGTCGGTGGCATCGAAGCATTCGTCAACTTTGCTGAAGCGTTTGGTGATCCTGAAAAGAACGACCAAAAGCTGGCACGTTTGGCGGCAGATAAAATGCGGCTTGCCGTTCCCTCTGTGTGGCCTCGCATCATGCAGCAGTTCGACGGCAACCTCGACATGCCTCAATATGATCCGCAGACCATTGAGCAAATGCTCATGGCTCGCATCAACCCTACTGGCGCTGACATTCCGAAAAAATATGACAGCCTTGGTTTGCCGATGACGCAATCCTACTCAAGCCAATGGGCAAAGGCAGCAAAGCTGTGGACTGGTATTGCTATCAATGAAGGCAATCCACAGTTTGACCATCTCACTCCTACGCAACAATACGTCACAACCAAAACTCTTTCTCTTGAACAGGCCATCAAGCAATCGCTTGCTTTGCCGTACAAAGTGAAAGCGTTTGGTGATCTTGATCTGCGTACTGAAAAAACAAAGGACGGTCAGGAATACTATTATGACCGCATCCAGCGTTACGCGATTGAGCTTGGGATGCTTGATGCTCTTGAGAAAGACTACAGGCAGATGGACGGCATGCCGAAGGGCTCTAAATCCATCGATGGCGTACAGCCAATGGTCATCAAAAACACTCTTAGCAGGTTCAGAGACGCTGCGATTTTGAAACTCATGTCTGAAGAATCTGGCCTTCGCGCCAGAGTGATCCAAGAGCGTTACGAAAAAGCACGCACCTTGTCTGGACAGAAGGAAGTTTTATCGCAGCCGTACTAAAAAGGATATTCAATGGCCTTTTATAACACCTATGTAATTTATAACGGTAACGGGACGACTACCGATTATTCCGTTCCGTTTAGCTACTTGGACCAAGCAGAGGTCATTGTTACGTTCTCTGGCTCTGGTTCATACACCTACAGTTTCGTGTCCCCCAACGTCATCAGAGTTACTCCTGCTCTGGCGGTGGGGGCTTCGATGCGTGTTGAGCGACAGACCTCGCTGACCACGCCGAAGGTGGTTTATTCAAACGGCGCTCCGGTGACGGGCGGTCAGCTTAATGCGACCGTCAATCAGCTTCTCTACGGCATGCAGGAAGCCAATGACGTTGCTGGTCGCGCCATGCTGCCTGACGCTTCTGGCGTTTGGGATGGTAAGTCTAAGCGCATCAAGAATGTTGCTGCGCCTTATCTCGACAGCGATGCCGCTACCAAAGCGTATGTGGACACCGTGTCGAAAGTCGCTGGCCCCGCTGGTCCGACCGGACCCGTAGGCCCCGCTGGTGCAACCGGACCCGCTGGCCCTGCTGGACCGAAGGGCGATACTGGCTCGACAGGCGCTCAGGGTCCGCAAGGCGCGACCGGACAAATCGGCCCACAGGGTCCGCAAGGCCCCACAGGCCCTGCTGGACCGCAAGGAGCCACCGGAGCAACAGGCGCAACAGGCGCTAAGGGCGACACAGGCCCTGCTGGCCCCACAGGCCCCGCTGGACCGCTTGGCCCTGCTGGCCCTGCTGGCACGGCTGGCGCACAAGGCCCTGCTGGTGTCCAAGGCCCTGCTGGCCCGATGGGCGCACAGGGCGTGCAGGGTCCGAAGGGCGATGCTGGCGCTGACTTCAAGCCTGACGCTGTTGGTCTTCTGTCGGGCCGCTCGACGTACAACGCATCCGCTGCGAAGTTCTCTTATCTCGCGACCGATCAGGGTCTGCTCTATTTCAAGAACTCGTCCACCTCTGGTGACTGGTCGAACGGCATCACGTTTGGTGTCGGTCCACAAGGTCCGCAGGGTTCGCAAGGCCCGATGGGTCCGCAGGGCGAGCAAGGCATCCAAGGTCCGCAAGGTATTCAGGGACCGAAGGGCGATACTGGTGCGACTGGTCCGCAGGGACCAAAGGGCGACACCGGAGCCACGGGCGCTACAGGCGCAACGGGTCCACAAGGTCCGACTGGCCTGACAGGCGCGCAGGGTCCGCAAGGCGCTCAAGGTCCGCAGGGTATTCAAGGCCCTGCTGGTGCGAACGGTGCAAAGGGCGCGAACTGGAGAGGCACTTACTCGTCCGGCACGACTTACGTTGTTGATGACATCGTTCAGTACAACGGCTCTGCGTGGATTTGCGTAGCTAATTCTACAGGCAATGCGCCTCCGTCTTCCGGTACGTCAAACACCTACTGGAATCTCCTTGCGATCAAGGGGACGGACGGAACTTCGTTTGCCTACACGCCTGTCAACAAGGCTGGCGATACCATGACAGGTGCGCTCGTCCTCAATGCTGATCCGTCTGCTGCGCTTGGCGCTGCAACGAAACAGTATGTGGACACGGGCCTCGCGACGAAACAGGCGACTATCGGTTACACACCTGTCAACAAGGCGGGTGACACCATGACGGGCGCTCTTGTGCTTCCGTCTGACCCGACCTCTGCGCTTCAGGCTGCTACCAAACAGTATGTTGACAGCAAGGCCAGTTCTGCTGGCGTTCCTGCCACGGGCGGCACGTTCACGGGCGTGGTTTACCACACCGCTGACATCCGCTCCAACGGTACGGGCGATAATGCGCGTTCGACTGGCTACAAGATTGCTGACGGCACGGACATTGGCGAGCTTAATCGCTCCAACCAGTATTACGACGACCGTATCAACAATTGTCGTGGTTCTATTGCCAACGGTAACTGCAACGGTTCCGCACAATGGAACCCGCCAAACACCTCGTGGTGGACTTGGACGGGCGTGACGGGCATCACCCGTGGCAATCCGTCTGGTTATGATTTTGCTGGCGGCACGCAAACGACCAATCAGCCGTTTACCTCATCCTACGTTTATGACGCTTATTACGTCTATGCGGACGAGATCGGTGGCGCTGAATACCATCGCAATTACAACAACTGCAATTGCGGCACGTTCAACTGCTTCTCTAACTGTAACTGCGACTGCGCTTGCGCCTGTGCGTGCAACTGCGACTGTAATTGCAACGACTAAAGGAGATAAGGATGAAAGTAATTTGTGGTCCGCATGGATCAATCAACCGTCTCCCGGTCGTCAGCATTGAAGACAGCAAGATCACGCTTGCCGTCCTTTATCCTGCGTTTGCTGTCAAAGGTAATGAAAACGAGGAACATTGGGCTGGCAAAACTGACATGACTTGGGACGAGTTTGTCGAATGGGTGAAGGCCCCTGCCGATTATGCAGAAGCAAGCGGCAAACCGATTCTGCCGACAAACCCTGTCGAGGTTCTCAATGTGCCAAACCAAGAAGGACGTTTCTTCCTGCACGGGAAGCAGACGCTCTCGCTTGACGGCGCATATGGCTACGACGAATTGGGCGATCTTGCGATCATGGAGTTCTATGTGGACAGCGCCTCTCGTCCGAAAGGCATCTACAATCGTCTACATCAATCCAAAGATGCTAAGGCGATCAACCCTGTGCGTACCCGGTTCATCATTGGACCAGACTACGCGAAAGGCATGAGTGTTGTCTTTCCGTTTGCACCGTCATCGTCGGCAGATGCTGCGCTGATTGAAGTGCCATATGGAGCCTACAAGCCGATCCTGCTGGACGGTGAGTGGGACGAGGAACGTCCTGCCATCAACGCAGGGTCGCGTCTCGTGGACGGCCTGTGGCGTGTCGAGTTCGATCCTAATGTGACGGTGGCTCCTGACGGGCTGGCAGAGGTTTCTCTCCAGCTTCTGTGGAACGCCAATGAGGACTACGCTTGGGAAGGTAACACGCCTTGCGCCAAGTCGGTCGAACTCACCCTGTCGTCCAATGCTGGCTATTTGCCAAAGACAAAAATCAAAACAGATATCAACGGTCAGGCTATCGTGAAGGTTCGCGCCTTCGATCTGACCGCTGGTGATCGTATCAAGATCAAAGCGCAAGCTGGCTTTCACACGAAAGTCGGCTCGACGGAAATTAAGGTGGAATAATGCTTAACGTCTTTCTTGGTTTTGCCTGTAATCTGAATTGCAGTTACTGCCTACAAGCTGGGGAAGACGAGCGCACCGGATCGCCGAAGCTTAATCTTGAAGTTTTCAAGAACAACGTCATCCCAATAGCGAAAGCGCACAACATAAAGCGCATCGCCTATTGGGGTGGCGAGCCTATTCTGTACTGGCGGCATATCAAGGAAGCTCACGAAGCTCTCCTTGATGCTGGCCTAGAGTTTGAGTTCGTCAAGATTACGACGAACGGCACGCTTTGGGAAAAAGAGCATGTTGAAGACGCGAACCGTTGGGACGCATTTGTCAACATCTCCCGCCACAAGGCTTTCGGAACTCCAAAGTGGGACGTTACGCGAGATATTAAAAACCAATCGTACTCGCACGTTGTCACCGCTCGTGAATACATCCTTTGGGACTTCCTCAAGGATGTAGCTGACTTAGAACAGCGTTACGGTCGCCGGGTGTTTCCGTGGATCAACTGGGTTCACGCAACCAAAGGCTGTCCAACCTCCGAATACCTGACATTTGACATGGCGAAAGAGCATAGCGACCATTTGATGGAGCTTGCCAAACGCCTCGTGGACACAAACGATAAACATATTGGAAGCTTGTTTGTCGGACATATGAAAAAATGGCGAGCCAACATGGAGCGAAAACTCTATCTGCCCATGTGCTTCGGCAACCATCAAATAGACATCGATCTCCACGGCAACCGCTACGGATGTCATCACAATGTCAACAAACACACCAAAGTAGGAACGTATGGCGCTGAATTAGATGCCTCTCCAGCTTTGGATCACATTCACCGCTTCGTAAACACGGACGAATGTAAGACCTGTCCAATTCGCTTTTGGTGTCGTGGCAATTGCCACATGAGCCAGACGCATGAAGTTGACTGCTACCTCTCCAAGCGCAAGCACGAGATATTCACGTTCCTCGAAGAGAACTGGAAAACGCAGGATCAATGGGACACTTCGTACTCGTTCGTCTGATTAAGGACAATTCGTGTTTGAACTTCTGCTGCAAGACGACCAACGAAACGTCAGGACGCTTGTATATGATCCGCTTACCTCTGAATGCCATTGGCAGGACACGGGCGAACCGCTCAACCTAGAAACTGTCGGAATGAAACCTCCGGCTGTACCGCCTAACTGGCGCAAAGCCATTGTCGTCTCGCCTTCACAGCACGGCAAAAAGCACCGCAAGGCAAAGAACATCAAGATTCAGATGGGCCTGAAGTGCAATTACGCCTGTTCCTACTGCAATCAGGCGGCGCAGCCGCACGATTTTGACGGCAACCCGAAAAAGGTTGACTGGTTTTTGTCGAAGATGCCGGAATGGTTCGATATTGGCGATGGCTCGCACACGACCATCGAGTTCTGGGGTGGCGAACCGTTCGTTTACTGGAAGACGCTCAAACCTCTGGCTGAAGGCGTCCGCAAACTTTACCCCAAAGCCGACTTCAACATCATTTCTAACGGCTCTTTGCTTGATCAGGAGAAAGTGGACTGGCTTGTTGAGCTTGGTTTCGGTCTTGGTATCTCCCATGACGGTCCCGCATACGAGGTTCAGCGTGGCGAAGACCCGCTGAAGAACCCGGAACAGCTTAAATGGATCAAATACGCTTACGAGCAACTGTCACCAAAAGGAAACATAGGCTTCAACTGCGTGCTTTCTAACAAGAACGTCTCGCTGCACATCGCCCGTGAGTACATTGGTCACTATCTTGGCATCGATCCACGCTACGTTCCGATGACAACCGAAGAAATCCTGCTGCCCTACGACGAAGGCGGCATGTCGTTGTCGGTTCTGGACGATCATACATCAAAACGTCTGACGCACACGGTGTTCTACGAAGCTATCCGTGGCTTCACTATGAACATCAATTCCGTCGAAACCAAGCTTAAGACCTTTTTGCAGTCGATTGCCATGAAGCGTCCAGCCGATGCGCTGGGCCAGAAATGCGGCATGGATCGCGAGGACAACATTGCCGTCGATATGAACGGCAACGTGATGACTTGCCAGAACATGTCGGCACTCACCGACCACAACATGGGCCATCTGAATGCTTTCGATCACATCCGTTTGAAGAAAGCTTACCATTGGTCTACACGCGAAGAGTGCGTTAAATGTCCGGTTCTGCAAATGTGCAGAGGCGCATGTCTGTTTCTTGAGAACGAAATGTGGTCCAAGGCATGTGACAACTCGTTTGCCTACAATGTTGGCGCTCTGGCTGCTGCCCTGTTCCACGCGACACACATGGTTCTCATTGAAATCCGTGGTGACGCAATTCGCAGGGATGGCGTGACCAGCGTTCCGGTTATCGACAAAGAGTTTCTCTTCGGTCCCCTTCCTCAATGGTTCTTTGATGGCAATGTGGAACTGAAGTTCTAAGGATACTTAAATTGATTGAAGAACTCATTGGCCGTGTTTTTGCGGCTCGCAACCTTGCACACCTAGAGCATTGGAAGACGACTGGTGTCGGCTCCTTTGCTCGCCATTCGGCCTTGGGTGACTTCTATGACGGCATCATCGACAAGCTTGATGGTATCGTTGAAGCCTACATCGCCTACTTTGGCGACATTGGTGAACCAAAGAGCGCAACCCCTAAAGTTGCTGACCTGATCCCGCTGATCACCGTTGATGCAGCATGGATCACGAAAAACCGCTCTGCCATCGCCAAGAGCGTTCCTGCCATTGAAAACATGCTGGACGATCTTGCTGGCCTCTACCTCCACACGCTCTACAAGTTGAAACGACTTCAGTAATGACTTTAGACGACCGCTCATTGAAGCGGTTGGCTGGTGTTCACCCTGATCTGATCAAAGTCATCAATCGCGCAGCGGAGATTACCACCGTACCCTTTGTGGTGACGGAGGGTCTCCGTTCTGTGCAGCGTCAGCAGCAGCTAGTTGCCGCTGGTGCTTCCAAAACCATGAAATCTCGACATCTCGACGGACACGCTGTGGACCTTGCTTGCACGGTCAATGGCAAAGTTCGTTGGGATTGGCCGCTGTATGACAACCTTGCTCACATTGTGAAACAGGCAAGTCAGGACGTTGGCGTTCCGATTGAGTGGGGTGGAGATTGGACTTCGTTCAAGGATGGTCCGCACTACCAACTGCCTTGGAAAGATTATCCATAATGCTCACAGCTCTCTTGCCTGTTATCGGGCCTATCATCGACAAGCTTGTAGACCGCATTCCTGATCCTGCTGCGCGTGAGCGTGCCAAGATGGAAGCAGAGGCAACATTGTTGTCAGCGTCCATCGAAGAAATGAAGGGTCAGGTCCAGATCAACGTCGAAGAAGCCAAGAACCCGTCCGTGTGGACATCTGGTTGGCGACCCGCCATTGGTTGGTCCTGCGCCACGGCTTTCTTTTTCATGTACGTCCTAGCGCCCATCGCCGTTTGGTTGGGCATTTCGACCACGATGCCTCAGTTCAATGCTGACGCTCTCATGTCGCTTACCTTTGGTATGCTTGGCATCGCTGGCTTTCGCACCTTTGAGAAGGTGAAGGGGGTGGCACGATGACCGACAAACCGGAGATTCAGATTGCCATCCTGAAAACTGAACTGGAACACATGCGGAAGGACATGGATGAGGTCAAAGACGATCTCAAAGCCATCCGCTCGACACTTAGCGAGGCCAGAGGTGGGTGGAAGACACTCATGCTCGTTGCTGGCATCTCGTCCACGCTTGGCGCTTTGATTGCAAAGGCCGCTCCGTGGTTTGGATTTTTACCGAAATGAAGAAACGCGCCTCCGACGAGGTGCTTGGTGCGCTGCATGAACTGGTCGCCAAAGAGCTTACCCACCGCATTGCGGGGGGCGAGGCTACCCCTGCCGACCTGAACGCCGCCATCAAGTTCCTCCAGAACAATGGCATTGAGGCTATAGCTACAGAAGAAAGCCCTCTGGGCAAGCTTGTAGCCTCGCTGCCGACATTTGACGACGAAGATATTGAAGCACGGCCCAATTGATCCGCTCAAACAGGACTTCAGGAAGTTTCTCTATGTCGTCTGGAAGCATATCGGTCTGCCCGACCCAACGCCTATCCAGTATGACATCGCCTATTTCCTGCAACACGGTCCTTCCAAGATTGCCATCGAAGCGTTTCGAGGCGTAGGCAAGTCGTTCATCACCTCTGCCTACGTCCTCTGGCGCTTGTATTGCAATCCGCAACTCAAGTTCCTCGTTGTGTCAGCATCGAAAGCTCGTGCTGACGCATTCTCCACGTTCACCATGCGGCTGATCATGGAGATGGACATTCTGGCATCCTTACGTCCTCGTGAGGAGCAGCGCCAGAGCCGCATTGAGTTCGACGTTGGGCCAGCAACGGCTGACCAGTCGCCCTCCGTGAAGTCGGTTGGTATCACGGGTCAGTTGACTGGCTCGCGTGCTGACGAAATCATCGCTGATGACGTTGAGGTGCTGAACAACGCTGCAACGGCAGACATGCGTGAAAAGCTGATCGAACGCACGAAAGAGTTTTCGGCTATCTTGAAGCCGCTCGACCATGCTCGCATCATCTATCTGGGTACGCCTCAGACGGAAGACTCGATCTACAACAAGCTCCCTGAGACCTTTGAAGTCCGTATCTGGCCCGCACTCGTTCCTACTAAGGAAGAAGGGGAAAAATACGGAGACAACCTCGCTCCGTTTGTACGCCGTTTGATGGACAACGCTCCTGAAGGCACGACCACGGACCCTCAACGGTTCTCCGACCTCGACCTCGCTGCTCGACAGGCTGAATATGGCCGTGCAGGGTTTGCCTTGCAGTTTATGTTGAACACGCAGCTATCGGACGAGGATCGTTACCCGCTCAAGATCAAAGACCTGATCGTCATGGATGTGCCGAAAGACAAGGCCCCCATGAAGGTCAATTGGCTTCCCGACTACAAACGGGAGATCAAGGAGCTTCCCAATCTGGCAATGGCTGGCGACAGGTTCTACATGCCAGCAAGCCATGCCGACCAGTTCGCTGATTACACAGGCGCTGTCATGTCCATCGACCCTAGCGGACGAGGCAAGGACGAAACAGGCTATGCTGTCGTCAAGATGCTCAACGGCTACCTGTTCGTCACGCGAGCAGGGGGTCTACAGGGTGGCTACGACACCCCGACCCTGAAGCAATTGGCTATGATTGCCAAAGAGGAGTCCGTGAATCATATTGTCATCGAAGCGAACTTCGGTGACGGCATGTATCAGGCCCTGTTTGAACCTGTGGTCTCTCGCATCCATCCATGCGCCATCGAAGAGGTGAAACACTCGACCCAAAAGGAGAGACGTATCATCGACACGCTGGAACCTGTCATTTCGCGACATAAACTGATCGTGGATCGTCAGGTCATTGAGGATGATTATAGGACCGCTCAGAAATACGAAGCCGACAATAAGTTTACCAAGACCCTTATCTACCAGATGACCCGTATCAATTATGATCGTGGCGCATTGAAACATGACGACCGATTGGACGCTCTGGCTATCGCCGTGTCCTACTGGGTTGAGAACATGGCTCAGGACGAAGACCGTGGGATTGCTTCTGAGAGAGAAGCAGCCCTTGACGCTGAACTGGCTAGGTTCATGGACAATGCCTCTGGCAGAAAAGAGGGAGCCAACAACAACGTGGGCGCACAGCGCCTGTTCAACCGGATAACAACGAATGACCGAAGAAACTAAGGACTACATCTGGGGCTTCCACGCCTCCATCGACATGGCTGGCTGCAACAAGGCCAAGATCACCAACCGTGACAACATCATCGCTTTCGTCAAGGAACTGGTCGAAGCCATCGACATGAAGGCATATGGCGAGACGGAGTGCGTTCACTTTGCTGAACACGATCCGGGCAAGGCTGGCTTCACGATGACCCAGTTGATTGAGACCTCCAACATCTGCGCTCACTTTGTGGACGCAACAGGGGAGTGCTACCTCGACATCTTCTCGTGCAAGGACTTCGATCCTGAAGCGGCAGCAGAGGTGGCGAACCGCTATTTCGAGCCGACCTACGGAGAAATCTTCTTCCGTGAGCGTGGCGTTCAGGCTGCGCCGCTCGTGGTGAACTAACCCCCCACTATAACAATATACCTAGAAGCCTCTCAGAGCCTCACAGGCTGGCATTGTTGACTCGTGCGCTACCCATGTAGCCTAGTGTGGTCATGGCCGTCTGTGAGGCTTAGATTTTGGCGAAAAAATCTGAGAGCCTTGCGCCTAGAGGCGTTGGGCGCTTTCCCCCATAGTGGGCATGGCTACCCTTTGTGGGCATTGCCGCTCAATATGGGTGCAAGTTGGCAATTGCCTTGGCAACGGCTAGGCTAAGTGCCTGATATTGTTGGCATTCCAGCGGATTATATATCCGTTCTGTCCTCCATTATGCCCAAATCCACAACCAAATGCACCCATAACGAGTCAGCATGCCCAACTTGGGCTGCACGGCTCGGCGTGGGTGCGTTTGGTTGTGTTTGGGTATTTTTTCCACAATGCGACGAAAGTCTAATTGACAAGCTCACACAAGCTAACGCATGCGCGCACGCCTGTTCATCATACGCCCTAAACGGCAAGCCTTGTTCTTAGCCTTTAGTCGTAAGACCATCGGCCTTGCGATTTTCTTCATTTGTAACGCATTTTAGTCTTTTTGTATCACCACCTGCCAAGCTCAAGCCTTCATATTCGGTCCATCAACGAAACGGAACGCCTAGCGGACCTTTCCTGATACGGGCCGAACCGCCCAAGCATAACGGTTCCCGGTGCTAGTACGCCCCGACCCCATACAGACGCTTTAGACGATGAGGGGAAGGGCCGTGGTTTCTAGACCGGCCAAGGGTAAGGCAAGGGCTTAGGATTGGCCCTCGTGCCGGAAGCGGATGCTTGCCTAGTGTGAACCTCTCGCCTTGCCCTTGGAACAATAAAGAAACCCTAGCCCTCTCGCGCTTTGGCCCTCGTGCCGAAAGCGGATGCTTGGCGCGAGATTGCAGGGGCTTTCTGGAAACGGCTTAAAAACGGGCCGTTTCTTCAAAGCTCTTTCATCCAAGCTAATAGGTGACACAATGAAGACTGCAAAGCCTCTTAACCTTTCATTTCCTTTCGTTCGCGTCATGGTCCGCAAGCGGGCCGTCGAATATAAGTTCGGAACGCACAAGGCAAAACATTCTCGCGTGATCAATGCGGGCCGCTACATGGTCGCGCTTTTCCCCAAGAGCAACGCACGTTGCCCGTCTGATAATTTGCGCGTCTCTTGATTTAATGGGTCCGCTAGTGTAAGGAATGCACAAGCGGACCCGTTCCCGCTCTCTTTTAGGAAACCGTGCCATGCCTATCATCTATGACCTTTCCAAGCTCTCGCCGTCCGTTCGTGCCGAAGTTGAAAGCCCGAAGTGGCGTGATCTTTTCTCGCGTAAGCCCGACGAGATGCTTCGCCTTGACGGGTCTTTGAAGGTGATCAAAGGCAACAAGCTAGGGTTCCGAACCGCTATCCTTTACCTTGCCCCGGCCAATGCTTCGGGCGAGCAACTTTGCCCGCTTGCCGCTCTCGCCTTGTGCGATGAGGCTTGCCTTAACACGGCGGGCCGTGGCGCGATGAATAGCGTGCAAATGTCACGCCTCCGCAAGGCTCTTTTCTGGAATCAGTATCGCGACGAGGCCGTCGAATTGATCAAGCGCGAGATTGCACGCCTTGAAAAGCGCGCCGCTCGTGAGGGCTGGACCCTGCTAGTCCGCTTGAACGGCACAAGCGATATTCGGTGGGAAAATTACGGGATTATTCAGGCGTTCCCGAACGTGCAGTTCTATGATTACACGAAACTCGCGAACCGTAAGAACGTGCCAGCGAATTACGATCTCACTTTCTCTTATTCAGGCGTTGCCGCATATGCCCCGCACGTTGCAAAGGCCGTGCGCGAGGGCCAACGCATCGCCGTTGTCTTCCGTGAGCGTGAGACCGTCGAAACCATGCTTGCCAATGGCGAGACCTTCATGGGGCTTCGCGTTGTGGACGGCGACGACACGGACATCCGTCACCTTGATCCGATGGGCGCTGTGGTCGCTCTCTATGCCAAAGGCAAGGCGAAGCATGACCGCACGGGCTTTGTGGTCTAATCCATCCACTAGCGAAACAGAAACGGAGGCGTTTCAATGCCGATCTATCAGGTCCATCTAAAGCTACCGCGAAATCATCTCTATGCGTTGCCTGTCTTTGGCACGCGAGAAACCGTGTGGGATGCGCTTGCGCGTCACATGCACTTCCGCACGTTCCGCAAATGGTGCGAGGTCACGGGCAGCGATGCGAAGCGGACAAAGGCGCGCTTTCATTTGCAGGAGGTCAGAACGTGACCGAAGAGATTGAAGCTTTCGCGTATCGCGTTTCATGGCTCGCCGTTTCGGCGGGCCTTTTTCTTATCTGGATGCTGGAGGGCTAAAGCATGTTCAACTTCGCACAACGCATGATCAAGGAAGCTTGCGACAGCGGGCTTGCCGTGACCGTCAAGGACGCAGAGGGCTTCCTGTACCGTGGCCGCTCATCGTTCAAAGCTTGGGAGGCTGTGCAATCGCAGAAGGAGGCTTTCGTCACCTTCAACAGCGATGAGGGCGTGCGCCAATGGATGCACGTTTCGGCCTACATCGAACCGCACGAAAGCATCATTGACTACAGCGGCGCATGGGTGGGGCGGCGATGGGTCCGCTTTGATCTTGAAGCAATGTCTAGCGCAGCGTGAGGAGGATTAGATGATGAGCAAAACCGAAGCTCTTATGAACATTTTTCACGACGAACTTTTCGACGCGCAGGAACAGATGTGGCAGACGAGCGTGGCGGTGTCAGATTGTGTCGCCCGTCTTGAAGCTCTGACCGATCACGAGATGTGCGGCTTTGTGTGCCGTGAAATAGCCAGAACACGCACTCTCCTCAAGATCATCGCTCGCGACTGCCAGACCTCTAGCTTGGCAATTATCGACATGCTGGAGGGAAACGATGAGTAAGATTCACAAACTGGTGAACCTCGATACCGATAATGTCGTCCCGATTGATATGTTCATCCGACATACTGAAAAAAAACTGTCGGATGCCGTCTGGGATGGAATGCTTGAAGAAGCGGAAAGCTTGCGGAACCGTGCCGAAATGCTGTATACTCTGCGCGAACTTGGGGTAGATACATACGTCAAGTTCTAGCTTGGAGTATGCACCTATGACACCCGCAGCCTTTCTAAACATCTTAGACCTACTAGCAAAGGAGGTTTCTCCTGAGCTTCAGATACAAACGCTAAGAACATTCTTGTTCATCGCAAGTAGAGGCGAATGCACGCAGAAAGATGTTGAACACAACCTCAATCTAACGGGCGGTTCAGTCTCGCGTAACGTGAGCTATTGGACCGAACGCCGCTATGACAGAGAGAAAGGCATGGGTTTCATTGATCGCGTCGAGGACGATTACGACCGCCGTTTGCGAAAGCTTACTCTGAGCAAAGAAGGCCAGAAGTTTTACAACAAACTGAAGGACAAGCTCTGATGGCGTGGCAACATAAAGACAAGTACATGGGCAGCGCAGATGTGAACGGGCGGCGCATTCGTCGCGTGTTCACTACGCTGGAAGCTGCCGAAGCTTTCGAGGCCAATCCTTACGCTGCTGAAAAGGTCGAGAAGGTTTCTGCTACCGTTGGCGCACTCTTCCCTCGTTGGAAGCGTGAGTGCTACGGCGGCACGAAGGACGAGCGCAATGCGTTCCGCATCTGCGACGAACTGGTCGAGCTTATCGGCGCTGATCTGCCTGTGTCCAAGATCGACCGCAAGGTGGTCAAGGATGTACTCAAAACGCTTGAGGCCAAAGGCAACGCTGAAAGCACCCTCAACACCAAAATGGCGAAGCTCTCGCGTCTGCTCCATTACGGGGTGGATGAGGAAGTAATCTCGACCGTCCCTGTCATCCCCTTCTTCCCGTCCGACAATGATCGCATCCGTGTCCTGACGGGCAACGAGGAGGGAGCCATGCTTGGTGGCCTGTCCGAACCCTACCGCTACTTCGCTGACTTCCTGCTAGGCACAGGCTGTCGTCCAAGCGAGGCATTGAAGTTGGTCCGCACAGATGTCGCCCGATCTGTGGACAAGACGACCGTCACCTTCTGGGACACCAAGACAGCCAAGCCCCGAACCCTGCCGCTGACAGGCAAGGCGAAGGCGGCGCTGGATTGGGCGCTCAAAGGTCTTCCTGTACCGAACGCCCGTGACCCACACAGACGGCTCCCGCAAGCCTCGCCTCTGGTCTGGTCCATGATCTGCTACGACACCTTCTATAACGAATGGTGCAGAGCCAGAACCACGGCTGGCATCACGGACGACACGCTGGTCCCGTACACCCTGCGTCACACATGCGCCACCCGTCTCGCACAAGGCGGCATGTCTGAGCTTCGCCTGATGAAGTGGATGGGACACCGAAGCCTGATGACCACCAGACGTTACATTCACTTTAACACCGACGACCTTGAAGAAGGCGTGCTGATTCTGGAAGGGAGGACCAAATCACGGGAGGCCGTGAGGTGAGAACACTCTAAGAACGCTGCTGGCAACCGTTGCCAAAATTGCCAAAATTGCCAAACAACTTAGACCTCTAAAGATACTCTCAGGTGGTTACACCAGTCGCCTAAAACCCTACCAGAATCAAGCACTTAGTAAATGGTGGGGGAAGCAGGACTCGAACCTGCGAAGGCTAAGCCAGCGGATTTACAGTCCCTGTGCAAAACTGGTGTAACCACCTGATTTTGTTGGTGTTCTATCTCGTTGACTCACGTTGCCAGAGTCAATACGCTAGTGGACCTGAAGCAATAAAAATGAAATCAAAGGGAGGCCCACATGACCCAACCCCCCACTATAACAGGGAAGACAGCACCCTCCCTGTGTATGCACCGTGCATACTCCTGTGTGAATTACAGTAACAATTAAAGATACAAAACTCTGTGTTCACACCGTGCTTACAGCTACAGCAGAGGTGTCATCTATGCACGACCAACAGCTACAGGTCGAAGATCGCATGTATCGTGATGCGTACATTCGTCGCGACCGTGACAACCAAAAGCACAACAAGAGACAGGCGTGGTCTGAGTCCAAAATTGGCAGGACATACACCACTCAAGCTACGTCCAAGTTCGTTCACACCGTCGAACAGATGCTGGCAAACTACGATCCCAATCGCTCAGGATCGAACCTGAGAGCGATCCGTCTCATGGTCGAATCCGGTCTGGAGCCGGAAGTGCTGGCCTACCTGTTCAGCAAGACCCTCTACAACCTGATGCCGCTCACTCATCGTCGTCGCTTGAAGACCGTCACCCTTTGCATGAAGGTTGGCGAGGTGGTCCACGACGAGCTTCGCATACGGTTCTTTGCCCAAAACGAGAACCGCAAGGCTCTGCTCAAGAAGCTGTTCAAGACCTTCGACAAGCGGACCTACCCTCGTGACTGGCGCAAGCGGACGATCCTCAACTACTTCCATGCCGAACAGCTTTCGTGGAACCAATGGTCACAGAACGAGAAGCTGGTTATCGGCCATGCCCTCCTCGTGTGGTTCCGTGACAGCACGGGCCTCGTCGTCTGTCCTCGTGGCTCGACGTTTGTCGATCCTGCTCAGGAGTTGACGCAGCACATTGAAGAGACCCTCGCGTCTCGCGTGCTGGAGTTCATGCTCTACAAGCCTATGCTCTGCCCTCCTATACCGTGGTCCGCTAGCAACCTCTTCCGTGGTGGCTATCTCGACACGGTGAAGACCAAGCCTTACCCGCTGGTCAAAGGAACCAACGCAAAGGACAAAGACCGCCTGATGGCGAAGGATTGGTCTCAGGTCATCCCTGCGATCAACGCCTTGCAGGAAACGCCGTGGCGCATCAACCGTAACGTCCTCGACGTTCTGGAGTGGGCCATGTACCAGCGTGGCGGAGGCATTGCTGGCCTTCCTCTGGCAAACGACAAAGACTTGCCGAAGAAGCCTGAAGGCTATCGCGTGGACGAAGAGATCACCAAGGCGCACGACAAGCTCTGCTTCCTGATCCATAGCGAGAACCGTGAGGTCAAGAGCAAGCGTCTGCTGGTCCTCTCAACCATCGCCATCGCTCGTGCCTACCGCACAGAAAAGGAAGTGTACTTCCCGCACAATCTCGACAGTCGAGGCCGTGCCTACCCGCTGCCTGTCTTCTTGAACCCTCAAGGACCAGACAGCACGAAGGCGCTGCTTGAGTTCGCACATGGCGAGCCGATTGAGAACGAGGAACAGGCATGCTGGCTGGCAATTGCAGGAGCCAATGCTTACGGCAACGATAAGGTTTCGCTTCAAGAACGTGTGAACTGGGTACAAGATAACGAGGAATTGATTTTCTCCGTTGCAAAAGACCCCAAGCACGATCTGCGTTGGACTACGGCTAGCGAGCCTTTCCAGTTCCTTCGCTTTTGTTTCGAGTGGTCTGCCTTCTGGCGACAAGGTTACGGTTTCATGTCGCACATGGTCACGCCCGTGGACGCAACATGCAGCGGCCTCCAACATTACAGCGCCATGCTGCGCGACGAGGTTGGTGGCAAGAGCGTGAACCTCGTCCCTAACATGTCGCGTCAGGACATCTACCAAGATGTAGCTGACAAGACCGTCGAGAAGCTGATGCGCGAGAGCAACCAGTTTCCCGTCGAGTGTGCAAACCTGATCAAGTTTGGAATTGATCGAAAGATCACCAAGCGTCAGGTCATGGTCGTTCCTTACGCTGGCACGTTCGCCTCGTGCATGGAGTACACACGCGAGGCTGTGCTGGAAAAAATAAAGGACGGTCATCCTTGTGCGTGGAATGCCGACAATACGGAGGAACACACGAAGCACATGGTGCTGCTTTCCAAGCTGATCTGGGAAGCCATCGATGAGGTAGTGGTCAAAGGAAAAGAAGCAATGCGCTGGATCAGCACAGCAGCGCGTGAATACACGAAGTGGGCAAATGACAACCTCATGGGCAATGCGTATGACAAGCGCATGTCGTGGGTTACGCCTGACGGTTTCGAGGTTGTTCACTACCGTAGTGATGCCAAGAAAAATCGGGTCGAGACATATCTTGATGGCAATGTCCGTGTGCGTCTTCAATTGAAACACGACACGCAGCGCCTCTCCTCTAAAGATATGGCTTTGGCAGTCGCTCCTAACTTCGTCCATTCAATGGACGCAGCTTTGCTCCGCATGTCCATCATGCGTGGTCTTAAAGCTGGCATTCATCATTACGGGATGGTTCACGATAGTTTCGGCGTTCACGCCGCAAAGATGTCGATGTTCCTGCGAGACTGCGTGAAGCCAGCCTTCATCGATATGTACCAGCAGGATGTGTTGCAACAGTTCGCTGATAAACTGCCGAATGAGTTGGAACTTGAACCGCTGCCTACCCGTGGAACATTGGCGTTGGAGGGGGTTCAGGATTCAGAGTTCTTTTTTTCCTGATCCTTACGTTTCCAGATTTGTTACATATCTGGACCCACCCCCCCACTATAACACCAAAACCTTTTTTGGTGGGGATTTGGAATGAAAAACCATAATAGCCGCAATGAAATGGACCTCATGCCGCAGATCAAGCGGATCGTGAGAGACGCAATTCAAGACGGCCTTATCAGAACTGAAAACCTGAAGACGTTTGACCGTAAGGTGAAGACGCTGAAGGGCGCACAACTAGAAGACTATCTCCAGAAACTGTGGGACGAACTATGAGCAAGCCTCAGACCGTCAATTTTAAGACCCCTCGTGGGATGATTAAGTGGCCTCGCCTCGACCAGCCGTATAGCTGGAACGACACCATCGGCAAGAACGTACCGGACCCGAACGGCCAGTATGAAACTAAGCTGGTCGTGCCGAAGAAGGACGCGCAGCCGCTGATCCAGATCATTCAGACGGCCATCAAGGAAAGCGGCATCAAGCCGAAGAATCTTCCCTACAAGGAAGAGACTGACAAGGACACCAACGAGCCGACCGGAAACATTGAGTTCACGCTCAAGCGTTACGGCAAGGACACGCAGGGTGCGCCTAACAAGATCGCCTACTTCGATGCGCGTGGCACAATGATCAAGACCGTGCCGCTCACGACAGGCTCGACCGCCATCCTCGCAGGATGGGTAAAGGTCTCCAAGATGGCAGCGCGTCTGAACCTCAAGGCCATTCAGGTCATCAAGCTTCAGGAGCGCATGGAAGGCTTCGATCCCGTCGAGGATGAAGACGCTTTCGTTGCTGACGAAGAAGAAGAAAAGAACACGAGCAACGAGTTTGACAACGAGGAAGAAGCAGACAGCAGCCGTCCGAACTTCTAACGGCTACCGTTCTGGGCTTGAAGCAAAGATTGCACAAGCTCTCGACGCTGCTGGAGTAGCGTACACATACGAGGATCAGGTCATTGAGTATCTCAAGCCCGCAAAGATCGCTCGTTACACTCCAGACTTCGTACTAGAAAACGGCATCATCATAGAGGTCAAGGGAAGATTTTTGACCGCTGACAGACAGAAGCATCTGCTCGTCAAGCAACAGTTCCCACACCTCAACATCCGTTTTGTCTTCAGTCGAAGCAAAGAACGTATCAGCAAGAAATCCAAAACGACTTACGCCATGTGGTGTGAGAAGCACGGCTTTACTTACGCTGATGAAACCATTCCGACAAGTTGGCTAAAGGAAGATGCCAAATGATGTACGATGAAGACTACCGTCCCCGTTCCTATGTCGAGTTCACTTACGTTGGCTATGACCCCGTGACTGGCTCGCGAAGTGCAGAGATCACTCGTCGCGTTGAAGGCGAGTCGGCTGAGTATCTGCCCCCGCTCCTCGAAGCGTTCATGTACTTCTTGCAGGGCATGACCTTCACCTACGTTGACAACGTGGTCGCTGTGAAATCCAGCGGCGGTGAGGTTGCGGCTACGGAAGCCTGATCGATGCGGGAGTCGAACTATCTCAGGAAAGAACCCTGTCCATCGTGCGGCTCCCGCGACAACCTTGCACGCTACGACGATGGACACGCTCATTGTTTTGGGTGTGGCTACTATGAAAAAGCGCAATCCGATAGCGAGGACACTACATTGCAAAGTCTTTCACTCACGAAAAGTCCAAAGCAAGAAGGTGTACTCTCGTTCCAAGGCGAAATCACAGACCTTCCGGCACGTTCAATCAGAGAAGAAACGTGTCGGGTTTGGTCTTATCGCTATGGCGATGTGAACGGGAAGCCAGCGCAAATTGCTTACTATCTCAACGACGAGCGCAAGCCTGTCGCTGCGAAGGTTCGCTTCCCTGACAAAAGCTTCACATGGATTGGTGATCCGTCGAAGGCAACACTCTACGGCCAATGGCTTTGGCCTACGGGCGGCAAGATGGTTGTCTGCGTAGAAGGCGAGATCGACGCAATGTCGCTGTCGCAGCTTCAACAAAACAAGTGGCCTGTTGTTTCCGTCCCGAACGGCGCACAGGGTGCTGTCAAGTCAATCAAGAAAAACCTTGAGTGGCTTAACTCATTCGAGAACGTGATCTTCATGTTCGACATGGATGAGCCGGGACAGAAAGCAGCAAAAGAATGCGCTGAACTTTTTGAACCGGGCAAAGCGAAGATTGCATACCTTCCGATGAAAGACGCGAACGAGTGTCTGACAAACGGCAAGGGCGATGAAGTCATTCGCGCAATGTGGAATGCCAGCGTCTATCGACCTGATGGCATTCTCAATGGTCAAGACCTCTGGGACACGATCATCTCAACCGACAACACCAAGTCGATCCCTTATCCGTGGACATTCTTGAACGAGAAGACACACGGCATCCGCACCAGCGAACTCGTCACTCTGACGGCTGGCAGCGGAATCGGAAAGAGTGCTGTTGTCAGAGAGATTGCATTCAGTCTGCTTCAACAAGGCGAGACTGTCGGCATGATCATGCTGGAGGAAAGCGTAAAGACCACATCACTTGGTTTGATGGGTCTGTATCTCAACAAGCGTCTGCACATTTCACAAGAAGGTGTGACGCAAGACGAACTCAAACTTGCATTCGACAACACATTGGGGACTGGCCGTGTCTACCTCTACGACCACTTCGGCTCTACACAGGTTGATCACCTACTGTCTCGCGTGCGTACTCTGGCTAAGAGTTTCGACTGCAAATATATCTTCCTCGACCATCTGTCCATTGTTGTTAGTGCGATGGACGAGGGCGGCGATGAACGAAAACTCATCGACCGTACAATGACACTCCTACGCACACTAGTCCAAGAAACAGGCATTGGCCTGATTGTAGTGAGCCACCTCAAACGTCCCGAAGGAAAGGGTCACGAAGAAGGCGGCAGCACTTCACTTTCTCAGCTCCGTGGATCGCACAGTATCGCGCAACTCAGCGATATGGTGATTGGTCTTGAACGAAACCAGCAAGGTGAAAACCCGAATGAGACGGTCTTCAGAGTTTTGAAGAACCGCTTCTCTGGCGAGACTGGTCAAGCTGGCTCCCTGTTTTACGACAAGGAGACTGGACGACTTACCGAACATCCAGCTTATGAAGGCACATTCTAATGTCAGTTTATGTCATCGAAAAACACATCCCTGTTCCGACCGCTCGTCGTCGTGGAACGATCTATCCTTGGAACAACATGGAAGTTGGCGACAGCTTCTTCGTTCCGAACCGTGATCCGCAGTCATTCAAGAATATCTCACGAAAGTACGGCAAGCGGTTTTCCGCACGCAACTGGCAAGAAGGTACTGTGAAAGGTTCGCGCATCTGGCGCACGGCTTAACCAAGGAAGACACACATGAGTGAAGACCTCTTGTTTCATATGGCCGACAAAGCTTGCGTGCGTGCATGGGAAGACGAAGGTTGGGGGCCGTATCATAAGAAGCTTCTCACCATGTGTCTCAAAGTCGAAAACAACGGATGGAAAGTGAAAAACGGAATGACGCAGAATCAGAAAATCCTTGAACATATGCGTAAGAACGGTTCGATCACGCAGCGCGAAGCATACATCGACTACGGTGTGCAGAGCTTCCATCGCCGCCTGACGGAACTCAAGGACGCTGGTCACAAGATCAAGAAGGTTGGCAAGATTCACCCGACCACGGGACAGAATTATTCTCGCTACTATCTTGAAGAGACCACGGCCAAGGGTTCTCGCAATGCGAAAGCCTAAGAAGACATGGCAGGAATTGCCTTCCTCCTTGGAGCCATCATTGGCTCCCTCGTCGTCTTCGCCATCTACGCCGAATAAGATGTGCGACAACTGCGCTTACAAAGGACGCGACCTCGCTCCATCATTTGTTGAGTGCAAGATTGTCTTACCTCCTTGGGCGCAGATCAACGGCGTTCGCGCCGTGCATCGCGATCTCTCCTGTTCGTTCCACCAACATCAAGGATAAGAATGAGGCTCGTCTTCGATCTGGAAGCGAACGGCTTGCTCTATGAGGCGAGCCGCATTCATTGCATCGTCTGTAAAGACATCGACACAGGGACCGTACATACGTTTGAACCTTCTAAGGTTGAACAAGGTCTCAAGTTTCTTATGCAAGCGGATTTGGTCATTGGTCACAATGTTATTGGTTATGACCTTGCGCTAGCGAAAAAGTTGCACCCGTGGTTTAGCATCGCTCGTGAACGAGTTGTTGATACGCTGGTCCTATCCCGCCTGATCTACACCGATCTTAGTGACAGAGATCATCAGGCGAGGGTCGAGATGGAAGGCAAGCTCTATGGCTCGCACTCCCTCAAGGCATGGGGCTTCCGTCTTGGCATCTTGAAAGATGATTATACCGGAGGCTTTGAAGAGTTCTCCGATGAAATGCTGGCCTACAACGTGCAGGATGTGGCTGTCACCGAAAGGCTGTACGATAAGCTAATCAAGCATGAAGCTCTGTCCGAACGCGCTAATGTCCTTGAGCATCAAGTGGCTCACATTGTAGCGCAGCAGGAAAGGCGTGGCTTTCTGTTCAACATGAAAGCAGCCGAAGAGCTTACGGCACGCTTGCAGATCAGGCGTGGGGAGCTTGAAGCAAAACTACAGGACACATTCGCTCCGTGGGAAGAGTACGTTGAAACCTTCACTCCGAAGGTCAACAACAAGAAGATGGGTTACGTCAAAGGCGTACCTGTCGATAAGTACAAGACCACCGTCTTCAATCCCGGCTCGCGACATCACATCGCAAACAGGTTGAAGGCTTTCCACAATTGGAAGCCGAAGGAGTTCACTCCTGACGGACGACCGAAGGTGGATGAATCCGTGCTTGGTAAGCTCGACTACCCAGAAGCAAAGCTGCTGACAGAATATCTGTTGGTGCAGAAGCGTCTTGGTATGTTGGCAGAAGGAAACAACGCATGGATGAAGATGGTCAAAGCGGACGGTCGCATTCACGGCGAGATCATTACAAACGGGGCTGTTACGGGCCGTGCAACGCACAGAAATCCGAACGTGGCCCAAACTCCAGCAGTAGGAGCGCCGTATGGAAAAGAATGTCGCACGCTATTTCGCGCCGCTGATAATCGCGTCCTCGTCGGTGTTGATATGTCAGGCATTGAGCTTCGCATGTTGGCATCGTTCATGTCAGCTTACGATGGGGGACGATATGGCAAGGAAGTTGTGGAAGGCGATGTTCACACGTTGAACATGCACGCCGCTGGTCTTCCTGATCGCAACACCAGCAAGCGTTGGATTTACGCCTTCTTGTATGGCGCTGGTCCAGAGAAGCTAGGTGAGGTGGCAGGGAAAGACGCAAAGCACGGCAAGATTCTAAAACAACGCTTCCTCGAAAAAACACCAGCCCTCGCAAAACTCATCCGTGATGTTCAGCAAGCAGCGGGTCGTGGCTATCTCATTGGCCTCGACGGCAGACGCTTACACATTCGGTCGAGCCACGCTGCGCTGAACACGTTGCTGCAATCAGCGGCTGCGTTGTGCAGTAAGCAATGGATGGTGGAAGTAGACAAGCTACTTACTGAAAAAGGTTGGCATGAGAAAGTACATCAAGTCGCATGGGTACACGATGAGTGTCAATACGAGTGCGATCCTGACATCGCCGAAGAGTTTGGCAAAGAGTGTGTCGAGTGCATCGCCAAAGCGGGCATCTTCTTCGGCATCAAAACACCCCTCACAGGAGAATACAAAATTGGCGCGAACTGGGCAGAAACCCACTAGCGTGGTCATCGAGTCGGTCGAATGGATCGACGCTGTGGCGCATGTCGGTTGGGATATTAAGTGTGGTGGCGTTCGTCCCGCCAAGATCATCAGCGTTGGTAAGTTGGTGCATGAAGACAAGGATAGCATCGTGCTTGCTGGTACGTTCTCTCCTGACGATGAAGAGACAAACGGGCGTATGGCGATCCCGAAAGGTTGGATCAAGAACCGCAAGACGATCAAGCTTTGATGCTCTGGTATCGCATACTGGAAGTCGTCACTTGCTTGCACATCATCGCTAACGTATGGAGACATTGGTAATGACCGACGATCTTGTGAAGCGGCTGCGTAAAATTGAGCCAGACACTCCGGGCATACGAACCCGCTGGCATAGCAATCCAGATGGACCAGAAGCCGCCGACCGTATTGAGCAGCAAGACCGCTTGCTTGCTTTGACGGGCACGATCAACGCGCAATTGATGGAGCTTTCTATTGAGCAGAAAGACCGCATCACCGACCTTGAAAAGCGGAACGCTGAGCTGGAAGCGGCGCTGCAAGGAATCTTTGAGGAAGCAAACGGCGATTTCCCAGATATCGGAGATATTAAGTTTACGGCCAGCGCCGCACTAGGGGAGAAGAACTAATGGAAGTAACCCTCCTCGACCACATGGGGTCAGACCTGTCCGTGGTGAACGCTGCTCGCGTTAGCTTTTCTAAAGAGAGTGATTGGGAATACAGAGAAGAGAAATGCGTCCTTCCAAACGGCGCTATGCCTTCTTATCAAGCCAGACATCTTTCAGACAAAGACGAAAAGCTCATCAAGTATCTTGCCAAGCACAACCATTGGACACCCTTTGGTCACTGCTTTGCATCGTTCCGTATCAAAGCTCCAATCTTCGTGGCGAGGCAGCTTGGTAAGCATCAGGTTGGCCTTGTGTGGAACGAGGTGTCACGGCGGTATGTCGATGATGAACCTGAGTTCTACGTTCCTGAGACTTGGCGTAAACGCGCAGAGAACGTGAAGCAGGGGTCTAGCGAAGACGAGTCCATGATGCCCTACGCTATGGATGCTGTCTTTGAAAAAATGAAAGACCTCTATCTTGAGATGGTCAACAAGTGGGACGTTTGCCCAGAGCAAGCCCGTATGGTTCTCCCGCAATCGATGATGACTGAATGGGTCTGGTCCGGTTCCTTAGCTGCGTTTGCTCGCGTGTGTAAGCTCAGGCTCGATCCGCACACCCAAAAAGAAACCCGCCTTGTCGCAGAGCAAATCGATGCAGCGATGGGGTCTCTATTCCCTGTATCTTGGAAGGCTCTGAATGAAGCTACTGATTGACGCT